GTCCCGGGACATCGAGGTGCGGCCCGTCAAAGAATCAGGGGCGGTCGTGGTCGCGCAGATAGTCGAGTACGTACCGCGTCACGCGGATGACACCGGCGCCACCTGCCACCACACCGATCACGAACGCGGCCGCCACCGCGACATCGGACCATGTCATCTAACGGAACGCTTGCAACTGTTCCCACGTCATGCCACCGGCGGACACCGTGACCGACGGGGTGGTGCGCTCCCGGTACACCCGTTGGTATCCGGTGTTGGCACGGCAGCAGCACCGTTCGTGGCACGGGTCGGTGCGGTGTTGGTACCGGGCCCGGGTGCCGTGCGGTGGCAGAGACTTCGCCATGTTCACCATCATGCTGTAACGGTGCGACATCATGGGCGGATGGCTCACCCGGCGTACCGTGGCCGCCGGTGGATCGACACCCGGGCCGCGGTGCTGCACCGTGACCGGTGGATCTGCCAACTATGCGGTGGTCTGATCGATCAACACCTGGCACCCGGATCGCATGCCGACGCCGGTACCGCGGACCATGTCGTGCCGATCGCACGCGACGGGCGGTGGTGGGCACTCGAGAACCTACGGGCCGCGCACGTCAGGTGCAATCAGTCCCGTGGTGCTAGACCGCGACCGGGCCGCTACCCGACACCGCGGCCGTGGTGACCACCAGTTACTGACGGGTAACCGTGGGGTGTTCCATGCACCGGGCAGGTGGGTGATATGTCGATTGAGATTGGCTTGGTCAGCGCGCCGAAGTAAGTGCGACGGCAATGGCATGGTGGGTAACCGTCGGTGTCGTCGGTCCATTCGTTGCCGTCGTCATCGACGTGAACGATGCCGCACACCTCGCACTCGTACTCGGTCATGGCTGGTCCGTTACTGACGGGTAACGGTCGTCCCTCGTTTCGCCCGTGTCGCGGAAGATGCGGTTGTGGTGTTGCAGCAGATTCGATGTGTCCACGAACGTGATCGCTGGCGGTGGGATGGTGTCGGTGCCCGATGGCCAGGGGACGCGCAACTCGATCTCGATGCCCATCTCGTCGCGGTAGATCAGTGCTCTCATGGTTGTGCAGTCTCGTCCGTTACTGACGGGTAACCCATCATGTACGGCCGCGTGCGTTCTGCCATTTCGCGTCGAGTGCCGCGTTCTGCGCGACGCTGCCGGGGTGGAACGGTGACGGGCCGATCGCGGTGACGGTGTCGAGCAGTGCCGACAGTTCCGTTTCGGTGATCGGCACGACGGTGACCCCACCTCGAGCTTGCAACTGGTCGGCCGGTGAGATGACGTGAACCAGTTCGGAACCGGTGTAGGTGAGTCGGGTCCACCACGGGTCGATCACCGGGACACCGAAATCGAGTGCGAGCATGTCTATCTCCTGTTTCGTGGGGGGTGGTTGCGGTGGTTCGGGTGTCGGGGTGGCACGGCGTAGGCATTCGGCGCGCAGATCGAACAGATCCCACGTCCCCGAGCTACTGGCCGACGACGGCCGCCATGCCCCTTGCACCGCTGCAGCGGTGGCCGGGTCAATCTTGCGGCCGGGGGCATAATCGAAATGTCCCGCCACGTCATCGGGGTGCAACCCGTACGCGGCGGTGATCGCGTTCGATGCTTTGAAACATGCGTCGATCTGAGCGGTCGGGTAGTTCTGGCCGGTGCCCGTGTTCGATATCTCGATACCGACCGCGTACGTGTTCATCGAGTCGACGGGGACGGTGCCCCTCGAGAACGTGAGCGGACCACCCTTGCCGTTCGTGTTGGTGGGCCCGGCGGCGCATACGTACACGACCCCGTCACGGCCGATGACCAGATTGCATATCGGCGCGTCGGGGTGCGAGAACGTGCAGTAGTCGGCATCGGCGGCCCCGTCCCCTGAGCTGGCGGTGTGGTGCCACATCACGCACCACGGGCGCCCGTCCGCGTACTTCGCGTTGTTGGATCGGCCACGGGTCTGCCACCCGGCCAGTTCCACCACGGTGCACCCGGCGGTGCGCAACACGTTGGCCAACTGCTCGAGGTACGCGCTCACAACCGGCCCCTGACGAATGCGATGTCGGCGGCCAGGTCATCGGCGCGCAGCACGTCGCGGGGGAGCGGCCGCAACGGCCGCAACCGGGCCAGTACGTCTTCGATCAGATCGAGGTCGGAGATGAAATCCATCCCGTCCGATGTGATCAGTAGCGCCAACCGGGCCAACAGGTTGCGCACCTGTTCCGATGGCAGGTCATCGGGGTGCCATGCGTCTTCTGGTTCGTAGTCATCGAACACGGTCATCCAGTCCTCATTTCCTGGCATCGATCGCACCGCCACCGGTGGGCCCGGGACGGGCCACCGCATTCGGCACAAGTGAAACTCAGCGCCGTCGGCGCAAGGTTCTCTAACTGGTTCTCTAACTGGTTACGCGCGTCAGGAGACGCGGGGGTCGCGTCTATAGACGCGGGTCCGCGTCCCGGGACGCGGGTAGGTCGCGTCTCTAGACGCGGGTTGGGGAAACCGATCCGGTACCGGTTGGTCCGCCCGGGACGGCGTTCCACGTCGACCAGACCGGCCACCTCCAACCGGGTCACACAATGTCGGACGGCGCCGGGTGTGAGCCCGGTACGGGCCGCCAGGTCATACGACGAACACCACGCGTAGCCGTGCTTGTCATTGATGCGGTCGGCGATGATCATCCACACGAGACGTTCCGCGACCGGGAGCCATGAGGGCAGGTGGGCGAGCGTGTCGAACGCGGCATCTTTGGCGGCCCTACTCATGATGCGGTCTGCACTCGAACGCGTAGTGGTCGACTAGGTGGGCCAGGTCGTTGCAGAGCTTCCCGCAGTCCCGGCACCGTTGGTCGTACTCCGGCGGCCGGCGCCGGGTGCGTTCGGCGGTCAGGTTGACGAGATCAACCGGCATCGTCGTAGCGGCGAAGCTCCCGCAGAAGCTCGCGTCGGGCGTTTCGGTCGTACCGGTCGCGTTCGGCACTGTTCGCCGAGAGCAGGGTTGTGCAGATCACCAGCATCGACAGGAGTGCGAGCGCGAGGAACTGGCCGCCGGTCATGCGACGGCCCCGGTGTTATCGGAACATCTACTTCTGAGCCATGTTTCGCACCGTTGTTCGGGGTACCGCTTCTGAGCTTTGGGGCCGTCACCGAGACGGTAGAACGGCAGACCCTGCAACTCCATCCGGCGCAGTGTCGGTACCGAAATTCGGTACTTCAGACACATCTCGCCGGACGTGAGCATGACTTCAAACTCCATGCGCGTCGTTTCTTCCATGTCGTGCATACTAGACCAATGTCGTTCGATGTCCTAGCTTCACTCCGGCGCGACATGAAAGCCAGTCCCCGGTGTTACTGCACTGAGACGATCGACAAGCGAGTGGCGACGGTGCGCCGGTACCTCGAGGCCGTCCCCCATTGGAAGACGGCTACACCGTTCGATGTAGAGGATTGGGCCGGGTCACAAGGGTGGTCCCCGACCAGCATCCGCGATGCCGTGTCGCACGTCCGGGCGTTCTACCGGTGGGCGATCCGGCACGGGTACGCGACGTCAGACCCCACAAGTACTGTTGAACTTCCGCGGGCCCCGAAACGGCTACCGCGACCGGCACGCGATGTGGCGATCTCGGCGGCCGTCGCCACCGCCGGGCCGGAGATGAAAGCGATGTTGGCACTCATGGCCGGTGTCGGGTTGCGGTGTTGCGAAGTGTCCCGGTTGCGGTGGTCCGATGTGGACATGATCGCCGGGACCATCCACGTCACCGGCAAGTACGACCGGGAACGGGTGCTAGAAGTCTCGACCGGGGTACGGCGAACCCTGGCGGCCATCGACCACCCCGGCCCGTTCGTGTTCTTCAGCGAGCGAACCGGTAGACCCCACAGCCCTACCCGGATCAGTCAACTTGTCTGCGCCCATCTTCGCAGTGTCGGCGCGGGGTGTACGTCTCACCAGCTACGGCACCGGTTCGCGACCGCGGCGCTCGAGGAGTGCGAGAACATCACCACCATTCGCGACCTACTGGGGCACTCATCGGTGTCGACCACCGAGATCTACGCGGCGGTGACACCGGGCGCCGGGGGTGCGGTGTCACGGTCCGTGGTGGTCCCCGGTCTATAGGTGCCCTGACCTGGCATCCCTCAGAAGTGCAGACTTCTCTCACACAATCTCGAGGCGACCGGTCACCCCTCGCGCTGCACCCGAGTTCTGGTACACCTGAAACTTGATCGTGTCCCCGGCGGCCAGGGTCCGCACGAACGTGAGCGTGCCCCCGAACCATGCGGACTCGAGCGGGAGCGAGTACATGGTGGTGCCGTTGATCATCGCCGACATGGCGGCCAGGGTGCCGAGCAGACCCCCGTTGAGTATGAGGGTCGCGGACACGGTGTAGCGGCCACCCTTACCGGCCGGGACGACAACGTCTACGGCGTTGGCGGCATGCCAGTTGTCGGGGTCCGATATCTCACCGTTCCAGTTGATGTCGTTCGCGGCGCTCGACCCGATCGATATCCCCGTGGCGGTGAGAACGACGCCGGGGCTCGACTTGATCCGCGGGTCGAGAGCTTCCGCCAGTGCACGAATGGCATCGGCGCCATCGGCGATCGGGTCGGTCGGTACCGGGTACGGCAATCCGTTGGCGGTGATCCCCATAGGTCAAGTCTCCTGTTTCATGCGGCTATCCCGTACATGTCGAACCATGCGATGGTCGGGTCCATCTCGTTCCACGCCCACGTCGGGTCCATCTCATCCCACCGGGCCGACGTCCCTAGACCGGTGTTCGATGACGTGTTCATCGCCAGTTCCCACGACCCGTCGAACCGGTACGTGCCCCCCTCGAGGTACAGCCCGACGGTGTCATCACCCGGCCACAACGGCACATCGGACACGATCAGACCGCGACCCAACCGGGCGGTACCGTCCAACAGGTTCAACATGTCGGCGGTGGCGGCCCCGGCGGCCGGCGGTGTGATCCCGGCGTCGAGAGTGAGCCCGGTCGTACGCCACTCGACATCGGATGCACGGAACAGAACATGGTCGGCGATCGAGGTGGCATCGCTCTCGGTGGTCAGGTGGGTGGTGACCGCCATCCGGCGCACACCGTGCCGGGTGACGGTGTCGGGGTCCGCCATGACGGTGACCACCCGGTCAGTCGGTTTCGGGTTGCCGGTGTCGTCCAATGTCTGTTCGGACCATGTCGCGTCGACCCGGGTGATGACATCGGAAACGTCCCGCACCCACACCACCGGGTCGACCGGCAGTAGGCACCCGTCGAGGTGTGTCGTCCCGCGGCGTTCTTCCCCGTCCTCGATGATCACGACCATTGCCCCGACCATCTCGAGGTGACCTAACTGCGCGCGGCCCCTCATGTCCTCGAACCAGAGGAACGGGCCGGTGGTGGCATGCGTCGCCGACCAGAGAACACCGTCGACCCCGGCGGTGTATTCGGCGAGCAGTGACCCGGCCGCCTGGTTGTCGACGTCCAACCATGTCACCAGATACCCGGCCAACCCGGGGTCGATGATCGTGTCGACATCGGCACCCGACGCGGTCAGAATGTGCCCGACCCTGGCCGCGAACGTCTCCGACGGCCACGGCACGTCGGCCACCGCACGGTTCTCGAGGTCAACCAGTTGATCGGCGGCCACCACCGTCGCGGTCAATGTCCCCGCGGCGTCGGCCACCACCGACATGTCAGTCACCACCCCGGAGAACACGAGAACGGTGCGCACGTTGTCGGCCGGTGCGATCATCGCCACGTCATCGACCACCACCCCCCGGTAGTCGAGCCAGGTGCCGGGTGCAGCGGCCCACGTCCCGGGCACCACCGACCAGGGGGTGCCGGTCGGGACGTTCACCAACAACCCGACCCACCCCCCGGCGGCACCACCCGCGGGGGTGGTGGCCCCGGTGGCGGTGATCCACCCGAGCGGCCCGGTCACCGTGACCGGCGGACCGATCGCCGGGCCGGGGGTGGTGAACGTGGGCCCGGTGAGCAGTACCGGGGTGATCGTGACCGGTTGCAGGTGGTCGACGTGCACCGCCAACGACCAGTTCCACACCGTCGACGGGTCGTAGGTCTGAATGTCATCCCACCCGGTCGGGTCACCGGCGGTGAACGCGGCCGGTGGAATCAACATGGACCCCCCGGGAACCGGGTCATACGCGATCGCGCGCACCCCGGCATGTACCGGTGCGGTCACCACCGTGGCAACACCGGTGGTGACCGCGACCCGTGCCCCCGCGGGGCCGGGGGTCAACGTCTCGAAACCGGGGTCGACCGCGACGTTGTCCGCGGCCCCGGTCGCGACGTTGCCGGATGCGAACACCTCGACCGGGGCACCGACGTCCAACACGGCGAGCAGTTCTGACCCGGCGGTGCGGTCAACGATCACCGTCGTGCACGTCGCGGCGGCCGGTTGGTCGACGGTCGTGTCACGACCCCACACCACCGTCAGGTCGGCCAGTGCGGTCGGTGCCCCCGTGATCAGATCGGGGACGGTGTCGGCGAACGGTGCCCCGTCAACCCACAACGTGCAGTCGACGGCCATTAGCGGATCCCGGTAGCCAACTGGCCGACCCCACCGACACGGCGTGACCGGGTGCGCAATATCCGTTCGATCTGCCGGGCCACCGCATCGGGGTCGAGTGCCCCCTGCACGTTGATCGTGACCCCACCGGCACCGGCCACCGTCGCGGCCGTCGTGTGACCGGCCACCCGGGGAGCGGCGAACGCGGCCGCGGTCGTGGGGGCCGGTGCCGACTTCTGCATGAAATCACCGGGCAACCATGACGGCAGGGTCGGGAACTTGATCAACTTGATCTTGTCGATCACACCCTGAATGCCACCCTTGATCTTGTCCACAATCCCCGAGATCGTGTTCCACGCGGCCGTGAACGGGGCCGACAACCACGACGTGATGTTGTCCCACGTATCGCGGATCCAGTTGTACACCGACTTGATCGCGTTCCATATCGAGTCCCGCGCGGTGGTGACCGCCGATACGGCACTCGAGAACGCACCCGAAATCCATTCGGTGATGTTCCCCCACGTATCCGAGAACCAGTTGTAGACCGCCTTGATCGCGTTCCATATCGAGTCCCGATGCTTGATGACCAGCGCCACCGCCAGACCGAACGGCCCGGCCAGAATGGTGAGCAGCAGCGGCCAGTTGGAACTGATCCAGTTGTAGACCGTCTTGATCGTGTCCCACACCGCGTCGACCGCGGAATCCACGATCCGGCGGAACGTGTCGCACTTCATGTACGCGATCACGAACGCGGCACCGATCGCGATGATGATCGCGGCGATGATGAATATCGGGTTGGCCAGAATGGTGAGCTTCAATGCTTTCATCACCCCGTCGAAGAACACGACCGCTTTCGACAGACCTTCTTGTGCCGCGGCGTAGAGGGTGGCGGCCCCGTCCAATGACTCGAGAGCGGTGGCGGTGACCCCCATCCCGGCGGCCAGTTCGGGGAAACCGGCCATCGCGATCGCATCGGACATGTCGCGCAACCCGGTGGTGGCCCCACCGGCCACACCCCCGACAGAATCGATCGCACCGCCGACGTCACGGGACTGTTTGGTGGCGGTGTCCGCGGCGTCCCCGTACTGCTTGACCGCGGCCTTGGCCTTATCCAGATCGGCCACCGCACCCGACGTGGTGGCGGTGACATCGATGGTCAGTTTCGCCTTACCGGCCACGGCGCACCCGATCCGCTTGTTCGGCTAGCACGGCCAGTGCGGTGGCGATCGTCGCGTCATCTTCCCCGGCCCACACCGACGGGGCAATGTTGGTCGCGATCGCCAGTTCCACGATCATCCGGTGCCGGGTACCGGGTCGGTAGGGTCCACGTCCACCGGTGTCGGATCGATCGACAGACAGGTGGCGGCGAAATCGTCGTACGACACGTCTTTGGTGATTGTCTTCTCACGCTGCAGCGCATGCCATGCGAGGTAGGTCATCCATTCGATCTGCGCGTCTTGCGGTGGCGGCCACCCCCGTTTCCTGGCGGTGCGTTCGTAGATGAGCATGTCGAAGTTGTTTGCTTGCACGGCGTGCACGGCGCCGTCTTCCATCAACACGGTCAGGTACGGCGCGATCATGCGCACTTTGTCGGTCACCGGTTCACACTTTCTGTTCGATGAGATGGTCGACGTCGGTCGTGTAGGCGGCGAGAATCTTCGATTGTTCCTGCTCGACCGCTTTATGCAGGAACGGGTTGGCACGTTGCCCCCGGGCCGGTACCCCGAAATGCACCGGCATCGCATAGGTCGAGCTTGAACTGATCGTGGCGGTCGACCCCGAACCGCGACCAGAGAGCGACCGGGCCAGTGCCCCGGTGTCGACCGGCGCCAACCGGCGAGCCCTAGCCACCACGATCGAAACAGTGTCCCCCGCGGCGCCGGTCAGATCATCGAGCCCGTCACCGATCGCCGACAACGCGGCGGCCAGATCATCCGAGCCCTTCTCATTGATCGTCATCGGCGAACACCGGCCACGTCGGGGTCGGGGCACCGACACACGACCATGAGAAATCGGATGTGAGAACGTCACCGAACGACCCGTCCGACGTGCCAATCTCCAACGGGTCGATGATCACCGTCCCGGTCACTTTGGTGACCGCACCGGTGGCCGGGGTGAAATCGAACGCGACCGGTTCCCCCTGGTTCTCCCAACTGAATTGCACCAACCCGGATGCGATCGCCAGATCCTGCAGCACGACCCCCTCGAGTGAGAAGTCATATTGAATGGATCCGGGTACGGAATCACCGCACAGCACGGTGATCGTGTCCCCCTCATCTTTGTTTGGGACCACCCCCATCGATTGCACCTGACACGAGAAATCGGTGCCGGGTGCGGTACCCAACGTGAACAGACCCGGACCGAACCGGGTGACATTGACGGCCATATGTTTCTCCTATCGGATAGCGGGGACTGGTCGGGTGACGGGTGGGATTTCGGCGACGGTGGCCGGGGCCGGTGGGCACATCGTGTCGACGTCGACCATCACCGTGCAATCGATGACCGCGGCACGAAACCCGGCCAACTGTTGAACCGTGCCCGACAGGTCACCGGGCACCATGCGCAGAGCTAGCCAACAGTTCTGCAGCAGGTCATCCATCATCGCGATCTGCGCATCGTTGGCACCGTCGACCACGATCCACACCGGGAACGTCGCGAACCATTGATGGTCCGCCTTGAACGGGGGCACCGCTTGATCGATGAACACCGACGGGGTCGACCACCGTTTCGACGTCGGTGGGTACGGCGACACCCGGCCCGGTAACACGATCTCGAGTGCAGCGGCGATCGCGGTACGGGTGGCGGCCAGGTCGTTCACGCGACCCCCCATTGTTCCCGGTACGTATCCAGTTCGGTAGCCACATCCGCGACCGGGTCGAACGGCCGTGACGGTGCGGTGGCACCGACGGTGGCGGCTACTTGATCACGGTGGTAGATCGCGATCGTCACCGTCTCGAGTGCCACCTGCAGCGGCCCGGGGGGTGTCGGTCCGGGGACGGCCACGACCGGGTCGATGTAGGCGGCGATAGCGCGACCGGCCGCCGGGATACACGCGGCGATGTGTTCCGCGTCGATGTCCCCGCCACCTAGGCGTAGTTGCCACAAGACGGCGGTGAGCGTGGCGGCCGGATCCCACCAAACGGCGTCGAGGTCCGCGGCCACTACTTCTTCGACGTGCTCGAGGTGGCGACCCCACCGGCGCCGACAAGACGGATCCCGTTCGGGAGGAACGCGGCGAACGCGCCCATCCCCCACACCGCGACGTTCTGCCCGAGCTTCTCGACGTCTTCCGCGGTGACCGTGAACGGGCCATCTTCGAACCAGTCCGCGGCGGTGCCGTTCGACACGATCAGAGTCCCGGCGGCGAGCGACGGGTCATGGATCACCGCGATGCCGCCGACGTTCACGACCAGTGAGCCACCGTCGGCGGTACCGGCCACATTCAGGTTCCCATAGGACGCGGCCGCCACGACGGCGAGCCCACCGGCTTTGATGAACACGTCGGATGCGGCGAGCGCGAACGATGCCGGGGCACCCGTCGCGGTCTGCACCTCGACCGACGCGGTGAACAGTGCGGTAGCCAACCCGGCCAGGTCACCGGTCGTCGGCGCCCACGTCGCGGCCGATGCCACCGCGGCCGCGGTCGCGGCATCCGCTGCAGCGTTGTTCGTCACGACGGCGTAGGCGGACATCATGATGCGCAGATACGCATCCCGGTAGGCGGGGGACGAACGCCGGATCAGTTGATAACTGAGGTCCGATCCACCTGCATAGGTGACGATCGGTTCGGACCCCTTGAGCAGATCGACCCGTACGGAAACGATGGGGGTCTTCTCGACCAGTTGCGGACCGACCAGGGTCGTGAGGTCACCGGCGAAGTACGGCCAGTCGACTTCCATCCCGGCGGCCGGGAGAGTGCCGGTACCGAACGCGGTGATCGTGGGCCGCGCGGCGTCGATGATCCCGGCCACCGACGTGAGCCACGCCGGGGGGATGACACCCGGGTTGTTCGTCGTGATCTGATCGGCGAGAGCCCTAGTCAGGTTCTCGACACTGGCCGGTTCGGCGGTGAACAGGTGGTCGGCGAAATCGACCAGTGAACGGAACCGGGACGCCGGGTGGCCGGTGTCCCCGCGTCGGGTGTCGACAAGTGCGTCACGGCGCACCTCATCGAGAGCGGTGTCGAACGCTTCACGGGTCACCATCCCGGCGAGCATTTCGTCCACCTGCTCACGGGTCAGGGTGTCGACGTCGGTCGTATCAGTCATGGTTGGGTTCTCCTGTTCACGGGTTGCGAGGATTGGGGCATCGTGGGCGGGACGGAACGCGAACGCGATGCCATGCAGTCGGGAACGTTCCCGCCACACGACACCCCCCGCGTCACGGTGGGCAAGGGGCTCGAGTTCCATCGACACCGACCGGATCACCCCGGCGTCGATCAGTGCCAGGGTGTCGTTCCCGGCGGCGGTACGGGCCAACACCAGTTCGACGGTGGGGCCGTCGTCGGTGTCGGTGAACGTGGCCGGGTCGGCCCTACCGATCAGATCGCCACCGTGCCGGTTCACCACCTGCACGTTGGCGGCCAGATCCAACGACCCCGGTGGGTAAGCCTCACGGTAGACGCGACCACCCGGCGAGTCCGACACATCACGCGGTTCGTTCCACCGGCACAACCGGACGGTGGCCCGTCGGGTTTCGGTGTCGACCGAAACCACCGTCGATTCCTCACGGGTCAACATTCAGAGTCCCCCTACGTTCGGTTGGATCGGGTCGAGTGCAGCACCGGTGTCGGCCGGCAGACCCTCGAGTGCGCGCACTTCCGCGGTCGTGTGGATCCCGGCGGCGATCGACGTGGCATACGTGTCGATGCGGCCCGGGAAATCCATACGTGTCAGGTTCGACGTGTCGAAGATTGCGGACTGGCCGCGTGGGATCAGTTCGGTGAACGCGGACTCGATACGTGACAGGAACATCGGATACAACCCGATGTTCAACCACCGATCAAGTTCCGCGGCGGTCGTGGAATAGGTGAGCGAAGAGTGAGATTCAGCGTTCACCAACGATGGGGGGGTG